GTTCTTGTTTGATTTAGCCGACCATCTTTCAGTAGTTACAGCATCTTTAATTAACATATCTAAGATCTCAAGATCAATCTCCATAGAGATATACTCACTCAATAAAGATGTTAACTCAGCCTCAGCGTCAATGCTGTGGTAAGCGTTAAGATCTTGAGCGAATTCAGGAGTCCATTGAGCTTTTAATTTTCTTGTCTTAGCAACGATTGCTTCAGAAGCAAGCTCTACGTTAATTTCTGGGATGCTAATACTTCCTGCAGGATCATCTTCAAAATCACCTCTTGTATTATCAGCAGGTTGCTTGTAATATTCTACAGATCCTGTAATTCCAGCAGTACCTGAAGCACCACCTAAATCAGAAGCTTTTACTACGAATACTACGTTATCACCTGATGTTGTAGTAAGTTCTGGGTAGTTAGTAACGTCCACAGAAGAAGAAATAAGTCTAAATGCTCTAGCTCCTTTGTGATCTGGTTCTAAGCCTGATAAACTTACAGTTACAGTAGAGAAATCTCCAATAGTCTTCTCATCATCATAAGCGATAGAAGATGAAGCTGTTGCAACAACTGCATCTACAGTAATAGCTTTAGAAGCTGAATTGATAGAATATCCAAATCTACCAGCGTTGTATAGACCACCGCTTACATCTTCGTTTACAGTCATTTGATCGTTAGCAGTAGATACATTACCGTACATGTTAGTACCTGAACTGAAAGCTCCGTTATTGTTTCCGTATTTAAAGTCTAAGTAGAATACAAGTCCTGAAGGTAAATTCATAGGCTGTACGCTTACAAAGTCTTTAGCAGCGATTTGAGCAAATACTTTTCTTACCAAAGGTAGAGCAACACCTGCCCAGTTCTCACCAGCTCCAGCTACAGCTCTTGAAGTGCCGCCAGTACCGATAGAAGACTGCTCAGCTACGATTTGCTTGGCTTGGTTTTCCAAGATCATAGCCATGTTATTTTTCTCGATCTCATTAGAATATCCTTCTAAGAGTCCAGATTGAGTCCACTTGTCAGCTAATCGAGCAGCGTCAGCTTGCTGATTTCTGAAATTTCCAGCAGACCCTTCTAATAATTGATTAATTTCCATGATTAAAAATTGTCTTTTTTAAATTTATTTAATAATTCCAGCTAATTTTTGCATTCTTTTTACAGCATCGCTAACTTCTGAAATTACTTCTGGTTTAGAAGCAGTTGTTCCAGTAGCTTTGCTAGCCATACCTAATTTAGCTTCTTTGATTGTACTTTTGCTAGTTTTTCCAACTACGTTATCAGATACAGTCTCGAATACTAATTTTACTTCTTTAACTGTCTCAGCTTTATCGAATGCAGCGATAACGTTTACTTTTTGAGATTCAGTTAAGTTATTTGCTTTGAAAACTTTATTTACATAAAGTAACTTAGCGTTAAGAAGGTTAACTTCTTGAAGTTGTCCTTTCAGTTGCTCTACAGTTGCAGTAGCTTCCTCTAGTTCACTAGATTCTTCTATTTCAACTTCTTTCATAGCGTCAGACATTTTTCCTAATTCCATAATTTTTACGAAATCCGCTACTTTCATACCAGCTTTTTTAGCTTTAGCTGCTAATACGTTCATAGCATCAACTAGGGCATTGTCTCCGCCAAACTCTCCTACTGCATATCCTGGACGTACTTCGTTAGTTTCGTCTTCAGATACTTCTACTTCAGATACTTCTACTTCTTCTCTACGGTGTTGAGCTGCGTCTCCAGCTGCTTTGCCCATTTCTTCGAAATGTGCTGCAATCTTTTTACCCATCTCACCATATTTTCCAGCTTTAGCATCATCCATTAATTTAACAGTAAGTACAGAGCCTCCGAATACGGCAGCAATTCCTAATGCAACAGTAACAGGATCTACACCAGTCAATTCATTGACTTGTGCTTCCTCCATTTTGTCTTCATCGTCTTTATGCATACCTTCTTCAACTTCTTCAGAAACTTCCTCTTCGTTTACTTCTTCTGATACTTCTTCGTCTTTCTTTTCGTCAGACATTTCAGTAATCTCTCTAAGTAATTCATCTAAGTCAATTTCTTCTTCGTCTTCCGCTCCTACCATGTCATCAGCTGGTAACTCTTCACCAGGAATTTCTTCCTCATGATCGTGTCCCATTTCTTGAGCAATGATATCACGGATAAGATCTTTAAGGTCGTCCACTTCCATGTCCTTTACCTCAACATCTTCTTCAGCTTCCTCCTCAGATTCTTCTGAGTCATCGTCAGCTTCTTCTTCAGCATCTACTACTTCTTCTTCTTCTGTAAAAGTTTCTTCGATTGCTTCGTCTTTTTTGTCTTTATCCATTCCTTCTTCTACTTCTTCTTCGACTTCGTTTACTACTTCTTCTTCAACAGATGAATCTTCCATCTCTTGTAGTTTAGCAGCTAACATGTCTTTAAGATGAGGAGTTAAAGTCTCTTCTAAAGCTTCTTTAGCGTTAGCAATAGCGGCTTCACGTACAGATTTTGCTTCAGCAATAGCTTGCTTGAATAAATCTTTGTTTGCCATTATAAAAAATTGTTTGTGATTTCTACGATTATTGAGAATCGTAATAGAAAAGAAAATTTTTAAAT